CTATAAGAAAATCAGTTTACAGTATCTTAGCTCAGTTGGGGTTGATTAATTTCTTTGATTATATTCTTTCTAATGAAGATGTGAAAAATTCAAAACCTTACCCAGAAATGTACTGGAAGGCGATGATGTTTTTTGCTAAAAACCCAGAAGAAACCCTCATCGTTGAAGACTCTCCCCATGGCTTATTGGCCGCTCAAAGAAGTGGCGCTAAAATCTTAAGAGTAAAAGATCCCACTGATTTAACAATACAAAAAATAAAACCGCATTTAACAGAAAACAAACAAGCTATGAATACTCGCTGGCAAGATAAAAATTTAAACGTTTTGATTCCCATGGCAGGAGCAGGAAGCCGCTTCCAAGCCGCAGGGTATACCTTCCCCAAACCATTAATTGAGGTCAGAGGCAAACCCATGATCCAAGTAGTAGTGGAAAACATTAACTGCGAAAGTCCTCATACATTTATTGTACAAGAGGAACATAGAAACAAATATAATTTAGATACCCTTTTAAATCTAATTTCTTCTGATTGTAATATTATAGAAGTAAATGGAATGACTGAGGGGGCTGCTTGTACCACTCTTTTAAGTAAAGACATAATTAATAATGATCAACCCCTTCTAATTGCTAATTCTGATCAATATGTGGAGTGGGATACTTCCGAATTTCTGTACAAAATGCAAGAGCAAGACGCAGACGCGGGTATCCTAACCTTTAAATCCACTCACCCGAAATGGTCTTTTGCAAAAGTGGATGAAAATGGAAACGTTACCGAAGTGGCTGAAAAAAATCCAATTTCTGATATCGCAACAGTAGGGATTTATTATTGGAAAAAAGGTTCAGATTATGTAAAATATGCAGAACAAATGATCGAAAAGAATATTCGACACAACAATGAGTTCTATGTATGTCCTGTGTTTAATGAAGCTATTGAAGATGGAAAGAAAATTAAGACTTTTGATATTGAAAATATGTGGGGGTTAGGAACCCCAGAAGATTTAGATTCCTTTATAAAAAATACTTAAAATGCTTTTAATTGCACATAGAGGAAACCTTAATGGAAGACAGGAGGAACATGAAAACACAGTTCCTTATATTAACGCCGCTCTAGAAAAAGGGTTCGATGTGGAAATAGACATTTGGTGTGAGGGTAGATTTTTATATCTTGGCCATGATAAGCCAGTCACCTTAATTGATCCAGTTTACCTCAAAAACCCATCCCTGTGGTGTCATGCAAAAAATTTAGAAGCGCTTGTACAACTCCAACATTTAAATACAAAAGGGGGGTACAACATTCATTATTTTTGGCATCAAAAAGATGATGTCACTTTAACAAGTAAAAACTATATCTGGGCATTTCCTGGGAAACAACCAATCAAAAACAGCATTGCGGTGATGCCTGAATATTCAAATGACACCTTAACTTATTGCAAGGGGATTTGCAGTGATTTTATTGAGAACCATAAATGAAAAAAATAATTATAACAGGGGTAACGGGGCAAGATGGGAGCAACATGGTTGACTACCTCTTAAAAAACACAACTCACACAATCATAGGAGGAGCAAGGAGGTTAAGCGTTAAGAATCACCAAAACATAAAACACCTAGAAGACGAAGAAAGGTTTTTCCTTATCGATTTAGATGTTACGGATGCACAAAATATTGATGAAGTGATCGAAGAACATAGACCTGATTACTTTATAAATTTCGCCGCGAATTCTTTTGTCGGAAGTAGTTGGAAGATGCCTGTAAACCACATGCAGACTAATTGCATGGCAGTTTTAAATCAATTAGAGTCAATCAGGAAACATTGCCCTGAATGTCGTTATTATAATGCGGGATCTTCGGAAGAGTTTGGGGATGTGGTAACTGAACCTCAATCAGAGGAACACCCGTTGAGACCTAGAAGCCCATACGGGGCTTCAAAATGTTCGGCTCGACACCTTGTAAAAGTCTATAGAGATTCTTATGAGTTATATGCAGTCCAAGGATGGCTTTTCAATCACGAAGGTGTTCGTAGAGGAGCGGAATTTGTAACTAGAAAAATCACCCAAAATGTGGCTAGAATATCACAGGAGTACTCTCATAAGAAAACTTTTAAACCTCTTCAGTTGGGAAATGTAGATTCTAAAAGAGATTGGAGTGATTCGGAAGATTTTATGGATGGAATATGGAGAATGTTAAATCAAGAGGAGTATTGGACAAATGTTTGGAAAAGCAAACCTGATGATTATGTACTTTCTTCTGATGAAACCCACACTATAAAAGAATTTGTAGAGGAAGCTTTTAATTGCGCTGGTTTTCATCGCTCTATGTGCAAGTGGGAAGGTTATGGGAAAGATGCAAAATATTATCATGGAGATGATCTTTTGGTAGAAGTGGACCCCCAATTCTATAGGCCCGCAGAAGTGGATATCCTTTGGGGGGATTCTCGCAGGGCGAGAGAAGAATTAGGGTGGAACCCACAAACAAGTTTTAGCCAGCTTGTTCAAAAAATGGTTGACAATGATTTAGCAGAGATGCATAATAATTAGTGTCAAAAAAACCAAAACTGAATAAGAGAGAAATTTTATTCCGCCTTTTGGAAGTTCCCGACAAAGCTAGAAGGCCATTTTTCTCTAGAGAAATGAAAATGCTGAACGATTTGATTCGGCACTATTCGCAAGATTTCATGGCATCGCTAACATTTGCCAAAAAATTTGATTCCTTGGCTTATTTAACTAGCTCTAAATTAAAAAGCACAATGGACCAAAAATTCAGAGCATTTAATTTTAGAGTGGACTTTTCAAAGTATCCTACTTATAATATAGGGGAAAAAGAAGGGGAAGATCGGGAAATAGAAATTAAACCAAAAACAGTAAAGGATTTTTTAAATGAGTGAGAGACAACCAGAGGACATATTAAATAATTTTCTAAAAGCCAACAAAGACGACCATTATAATTTCGAAGAAGAAGAGAATTATAAGGTTTCTAGCGGTTCCTTGCAGTTTGATTTACAACTCGGAGGGGGATTTGGACCTGGATTGCATAGATTTACAGGAATGAACGAGGGGGGTAAAACCTCAGAGGCTCTACAAGTACTGAAGAACTTCTTGGGAACCATACCTAATTCACGCGGCTTTTACATAAAAGCTGAAGGTAGGCTTTCCCCCGAAATGAAAAAAAGATCGGGGGTCGATTTTGTGAGTTCACACGACGAGTGGGAAGATGGCAAATGTTTCGTTTTTGAAAGTAATATTTATGAGTCTGTCGCAGAAATAGTAAGTCAGCTAATAGACAACAATGAGAAAAAAACAAAATTTTGTTTTGTCTTGGATTCTGTTGATGGGTTGATACTTAAAAATGACATGGCTAAAGGGTATGAGGATTCTACAAAAGTGGCAGGAGGAGCAAACGTAGCCTCCACATTTATGAAGAAAATGTCCATTAAACTAGCTAAAAGGGGTCACATGGCTATTTTTATCTCACAAGTACGAGCTGATATAAAACTCGATCCTTATAGTAAGGCTCCCGTAAGACAAACTACTGCTACAGGAGGTAACGCATTGTTACATTACGCTAATTGGATTATCGAGTATGAGCCACGATTTGCTGGAGATCACATTTTGCAAGATCCTAGTAAAAAAGTTGATCCTAAAACTAATCCTATTATTGGAGTTTACTCCAAAGCGATTGTGAAAAAATCTCCAAACGAAAAAACAAATACGAGATTAAGTTATCCCATCCGTTACGGAAGAACGGGGGGTACTTCAATTTGGATAGAAAAAGAGATAGTAGATCTATTAGAAGCTTATTCATTTATTAAGAAAAGTGGCGCGTGGATCAGCGCAACTGAAGATTTTAAAGAATTACTTGCAGAGACTCCTTTCGATTTTCCCGACAAGATCCAAGGAGTAAATAAGTTATTTAATTACATAGAGGGTAATCCAGAATTCACTAAATACCTTTTCGATTTCTTTAAAAAAGATATACAAGAACTTTCGTGTGAGTAATATTAATGAAATTTGTTGACCTATATGGCAGACAGAGGAACTTAAAAAATGCAAAAAAATATTTAATAAGTTGGGAAAAGCCCAGTCGAAGTAAATTCCAAACAAGAGTAAAAGATTTTCTTTATCCTTATTGGGAACACGACGTTGTATTTGAAGAGTTTAGAGTGGTAGGTACTAGACTTACTTTAGATTTTTATAATGCTAATAAAAAAATTGCTGTTGAGGTACAAGGGGCGCAACATACGAAATATGTTAAGTTCTTTCATAAAAATAAATTTAAATATTCCGATCAATTGAAACGAGATGAGAAAAAATTACAATTTTGCAATGTTAACCACATAAAACTTGCAGAAGTCTATCCTCAGGATAAGATAACTGCTTCTTTGTTCGACGACCAAGAAATATATCTATGATAGAAGACGAGAATCAAAACGAATTTCATATTCCATCCGAACTGGTAGAGAAGCTTTACGAGCTTTCTGGGGGAGCGGATAAATACAAGGGCATTATTATGGCTGTTTCCTCTGAGAATGGGCAACCCTTGATCTATCAAAGATTTGATTGCTCTATGACTGAATTAGCCCTCCTTAAAGCCTTATCAGACTTTATTGAGAGGGAGGAAACTATAGTAGCGAAAGAGGGAGAATGATATATTCATACGAATTAGAAAAACAGCTATTAGCAGGGTTGATAAAAGACCCCGAATCTCTCACTGAAATATCTAATTTCGTATCTACTTCTGATTTTTATTCAGAACAAAGCTCACTTAATTCTACGATTTTTAGGATTATAGAACAAGCTATCAATGCTGGAGATGAGATAGATGAAATAATAGTAGCACAGAGAGTTAATGAGGTGGGCCTTTCTTTTGAGGATAATCTTAACCCTTCTGATTACATTAAATCCCTTGGGTTAAGAAAAGTTCCAAGGGGTAATATCTTAAAAACAGCCAAAGAGTTAAAGAAATATTCTATAAGAAGAGAAATTCTTTCTTCCTCTCAGGAGATAGTTAAGAAGATGAAAAATATGCCCCCTGAAGCCTCTTATAGAGCCATCATAGAGGCGGCAGATAATATCTATAATTCTCGCATCAATCTTTATGAAATTGGGAACGACACCCCTTCCAATATTTATGAAGATATGGAGGCTTTAATTGAAGAGCGAGGCAATAACCCCTTAACAGAATTTGGGATGATGGGTCCGCACCCCAAGGTAAATGAAATTTATGGATCTCTCCTAAGAGCGGGAAATATCACAGTCGTAGTAGCTAGATCAGGAGTGGGTAAAACTCAGTTCTGTATGGATTATTCTACCAAGGTGAGTTTAAAGTATGACGTTCCTGTGTTGCATTTTGACAATGGAGAAATGAGCAAGGAGGAATTAACAATGAGGCAATGTGCGGCCTTATCAGGAGTACCTATGCATTTGCTCGAAAGCGGCAAGTGGAGGAAGGCGGGAAACAGAGTGGTAGAAAAAGTTAGGTCTGTGTGGCCTAAAGTGAAAGATTTAAAATTTTATTATTACAATGTAGGAGGGATGGATGTGGACTCGATGGTAAATACTCTTAAAAGGTTTTATTATGCCAAGGTAGGGAGAGGAAACAGAATGGTATTTTCTTTTGATTATATTAAAACCACTTCTGAAAACATGGGAAACAGATCCGAGTGGCAAATTGTGGGAGAGATGGTAGACAAATTTAAAAAATGCGTTCAGAAAGAAATACTGTACGAAGGAGAACCTGTTATCCCCATGATTACTTCAGTACAATCTAATAGGTACGGTATAACTAATAACAGAACAGCACAGAATATTGTGGACGATGAGTCTATAGTTTCCCTTTCTGACAGGATAACTCAATTTTGTTCTCATATGTTTATATTAAGAAACAAAACTGCTGATGAAATAGAGTTGGAAGGGGCGCGATTTGGTAGCCATAAGCTTATAAATGTGAAATCCAGACATTTAGGGAGCGACATAGCAGGAGCGGTAGAGCCTGTTAGAATTGGTGATGCTTTGAGAAAAAATTCAATTAATTTAAATTTTAATAATTTTAATATACAAGAGTGTGGAGATTTAAGAGATGTAGCGGCGGTTTTAAATGGTGAGGTTGAGTTAGAGACTAACGATAATGGAGAAGAAATCCCAAGTTTTGATCAATTCTGAGCAATTCCAAGACATCTTAGAGAGATTGGGATATCAGTTAATTGATTGCGGAGATCACTGGAGAACTCAAGCCTTGTACCGCAATGGCGACAATAAAACAGCCCTTAAAATTTACAAAAATACGGGAGTATGGATGGACTTTGTGGAGAATAGAGGCTCCAAACCTTTTGAAGCGCTTATAAAAGCGAGCTTAAAAGATAACGATTCAGATTTAAAAGGGTTATTAGCACACATAAAATCTTCCGACGCTCCCGTTTATACAAAAAAACAAACTATTGAAATGGAAAAAATTTATCCAGATGATTGTTTAGACAATTTGTTCCCTAATTATAATTTTTATAAAAAGAAGTTAATTTCAGAGGGAACCCAAAAGAAATTTAAGGTGGGTTTGGCAGGAGTTGGGAAGATGTACCGTAGAATGGTTTTCCCTATCTATAACAACCATGGTCAAATAATTGGCTTTTCAGGTAGAAAAGTTGATGACAATAATGATTATCCCAAATGGAAACATGTGGGGAGAAGAAATAATTGGGTTTATCCAGCATTTAATGGCGATACTGGAGTAAATGAAGCAATAATAGAGAAAAAAGAAGTTATTCTAGTAGAAAGTATTGGTGATGCGTTGGCTCTTTACGAACAAAATATTAAGAACGTTTTGGTCATTTTTGGCCTTTCTGTTAACAGCAATATTATTTCTCATCTTAGTGGTGTGTCGATCAATAGAATTATTATTTCTACTAATAATGACAAAAGTAGTGCAGACAATAGAGGCTTTATCGCAGGAATAAAAAGCTATTTAAAATTGTCTTCTTATTTTGATTTAAATATGCTGAGTATAAAATTTCCCCCCAAACCCTATAATGATTTTGGTGACGCTCATGTAGATGGATGTGATTTAAGAAAGTGGATCGATGAAGAAATCGATCAAGTTAAACAACTGAACTATATATTTAGTTTCGTTAAAAACAACACCTCCTGCTTCACTAAAAAAGAAATTAAGAATTCCTTAGTGCTAAGTGATGGAGCCTCCTAAAACACCTTTATCAGCAAGTCGTATAAAGACTGTCCAATCTTGCTCTTGGCTTTATTGGTGTAAATATAAATTGCATCTACCCGACAAAAGCAACGACGGGGCCAAGAGAGGATCTATCTGCCATTTAATCTTTGAGGTACTAGGAGAAAAAAAGAGGAAAAAATATTACAACAAAATAATAAAAACAGAAGATATATTTTCTGTTCCCTCTATCAAAAGGTTAGTGATGAAACACGCCAAAAGAGAAGAAGTGGATGACGAAGAGAACATTCAGCTCATAAAAGAAATGACCTACAATGGCCTTACTTATGATTTCTTTGGCTCTGATTTAAGCAAACCCACCGAAGAGTACTCCGAAAAAGATTTCGAGATAGTAAAAAATGACGGGGAAATTCGTTATAAAATCAGAGGATTCATAGATAA